CTGGAGGCGGCGGCGGTGGTGGTCGCACAAGCGGTCAACCTAACGGCGGCGGTGGCGGTGGTGGTGCTGGCGCTGTTACCATAGGAACTTTTACAGTTGCTGCTAATACTACTTATAACATAGGTGTAGGTGAGGGTGGAATGGGTAATGATACTTCTTGTGGTACATCCAACTGGTTAAGTGTAACTGTGCCTGAATCGGGTGACGAAAGTAACGCATTTGATGGTGTTGTTGATGCAGATGGTGGTGGTGCTGGTGGTAATGCTTGCAATAGCGGAACTGGTGTAAACGGTATACAAGGTGGTTCTGGCGGTGGCGGGGGCGGTTCTAGTTCTTATCATGGTACAGGAGGTGCGGCTGGCGGAGATGACACTAATGTTTATGCTGGTGGAGGCACTCAATCTTCTGGTACACCTTATGCAGGTGGCGGCGGCGGTGGCGGTAGCGCCGCTGGTGAAGCAGGTGGATTAGGTGGCGCTCATAATGGCGGTAACGGTGGTGCAGGTTTGTCAAGTCAAATAGGTATTTCTGCCACGACTCGCACTTATGCAGGCGGCGGCGGTGGTACTGGAAACACATCTCAAGGTGATGGTGGCGCTGGTGGTGGAGGCGCTGGAAGCGAAAATAGCGGTGCTGCTGGTGCTAATACTGGTGGCGGCGGAGGAGGAGCCTATGAAGGCGCTGAAACGTCTACTAGTGGTAAATTCAAAGCCCAAGGCGGCATGGGTGGCGCAGGAGTAGTTCTTATTAGATACACGGTGGCTGCATAATGCCAGATTCAAGTTACATTGTTGATGGCGTTTTAAGCGAAGGTGAGTCTTGGGTTCCTCTTGTATCGTCAACTCTTGACGCTACTACACACTATATAGATATTGCTCTTGGTGAAGGGGTTGTTGGTAGTACCGTATTAAACGCAACTCAGTATGCAGAAATTATAGTTATTGGTTCTTTGAGACAAGTCGATAGTGATTACGCATCGACTGTACAGGTTCATTATGGGCAAAATGTTACTGATGCTAACGCATATTTTGAAGGTTTCTGGTATGGTGCTTCTCAAAACAGCGATTTTAGCGGCAGTATAAGTAATGGTTACGCTGGTTATTCAGCGGCGGCTAGTGCTGATGCTGATATTTTTACAGGTTTCATTTCTCGATTCGGACCTCAAACAGGGCTTTTTAAAACTGCTAAACATTGGATGTTTAACGATGTGAATTATCAAAGCACAGAAAAACAATTATGTATTGCGTATACAACTAAATTTTCTCAACAGGGTATTGACACGATCCGTTATAAAAGAGCAGCATTGGGTTTTGCAGCAGGTTCAAGAATTGATGTTTATGGTGTGTTACCAAGGATGGCTCAATAATGGCTACATGCGAAGCAATTAAAACAACTACATTAGAAATTCCAACAACCGCTATTGATTGGACTGGTATTAGTAATACTTACAAATGGTTAGAAATTATCGGTTACATGAGAAGTGATAAAGACGGTGTGTATGACACTTTTGAATTAAATCTAAATGGAGACACAGGAAACAATTACTCTTACAAATTCGTTGAAGCCATAGACACAGGTAGTGGTGGTGCATGGTCTATTGGTAAATGGGGATTGACAGATAAATTAGAATATGAAATTCCCGCAAAGCGATGGGGGTATCAAAGTGGTTCTGTTCATATTCTTATAGGTCAAAATCCTAGTAGTGAGGCTCACAAAAAATCTATTATGGCTACTACAGGTTTCGCTTATGCCGATTCTACTTCTTGGGGTAAAAGTTATTGCATATTTGGTAATGGGTTTTGGCAAACTACAAGTGACATTACCCAAATTACTATGACCTGTCCTGATAGTTTTGTTGAGGGAACCCAAGTTACTTTACTTGGTTGGAAGGATTCGTAATGGCTATTTGGAATGTTCTTAATCACACCCTTTACGGAAGTAATGTTAATTATCAGGAATGGAGTAGCATCTCTCAGAGTTATCAGCATTTGTGTGTTAGAGGATTAGTGCGCAATACTCAAGCAACTATTGGCAATACTAGGTATTATCAAATTCAAGTAGGCAATAGTAGTGTTTCTTCATCTACTTCTGATTATTCTTATACTCTATTTTTTGAAGGTGGAGCATCTGTAGCGGCTTCTTCTACTACCTCTGGTTCCAGTGGTCACATTCCTGCTTATTACATGAATAATGATGGCAGTCCAAGTGATGCGTTCGGCATATTTGAAATGTGGATTTTTGATTATTCAAGCGCATCAAAGAAAAAACAAATAGGGGTAACGTATGCGCAAAATACTGGTACAAGCACCACGAACTATGAGCGAGGTGAAGGTATGACTAGCGGAAATTATTTAAGTACAAGTGCTATTGATGTAATTCGTATTAACCCTAGTTTAGATCAATTTATGACAGGAACAGATTTTACATTGTATGGAGTGAATGGAGCAGATTAAATGGCAGAAACATACTACAAAAACGTTAATGGCGTAACTATGGAAATGACTGAAGATGAGATAGCGGATCTTCTTGCACAACAAGAAGCCGCTGATCTTGATTTTTCAATGGTCAGAGGACAGAGAAATTCATTGTTGAGTTCAAGTGATTGGACTCGCATAGATGACAATAGTTTGTCTGACGAGAAGAAAGCAGAATGGGCGACATACAGGCAAGAACTACGTGACCTGCCTGCTGGTTTCAGCAAGGTATCCGAAGTAGTTTTCCCTACACCACCTGAATAATGACAGTTGTTTATAAACCTTCTCATAGGTTTTTGGGACAAAATGCCGTAAGTATTGAGTACGAACTTCGGAAATTGTCACAAACATTGGAAGAATTACAAATGATAACAAATATGAACATATTTGGAAGGCGAAATTAAATGGGAATAAGATTAAACGCTTCATCTTATGGTTCTGCCATAAGTGATGAAGCCGTTACTGTCGCAGGAACTGCGATACAAGGAACTACACCTACTGGTGCGGTAGCCGCAATGGTTACTAATGGTGCTGAACCTATAAGAATGAGGTGGGGTACACCTACTGCTTCTGTAGGTCATTACATTAATCCTTATAGTGTTATTGATTTGTACCAAGATGATTTGTCGGATGTGAAATTCATTCGCGTTTCTTCTAGTAGCACTATTCACATTACTTACTTTGGATAAGGAAAATTATGACAGTACAGAGAATATCTCAGAGGGTAGATCAAGTATCGACAGGGGACATAAGTGCTGTGACGGCGGGTTCAGGTCTAGCTGGAGGCGGTTCGACTGGCGCGGTGACCCTTACCGTGGACACGGATGCGAAAGGCGACCTCATTGTAGGCACAGGTGCGGATGCTGCAACGAAGTTGTCAGTCGGAACGAATACGCATGTTCTAACTGCGGACTCATCAACAGCGTCTGGTCTTTCGTGGGTAGCTCCCACGACAGGCGATATAACAGGTGTGACTGCTGGGACTGCGATCAGCGGCGGTGGATCGAGCGGCGATGTGACTGTGAATGTGAATGTTGAGACAGCTACTTTACTTCTATCAGGGCAGGTATTTAACTAATGGCTTATGGCGGTGTAACTAATCCTTCTAGAGGAAGGACTATGCGTGCTGTGGATTACGGATATGGGTTATCCGAAATCCAAGAAGCGCGTGAAGCCGTCAACCGTAATGAAGCTTTGCAAAAGTTTCAGAAACGTCGTGAGTATAAAGACTTAGCTCGTTCTTTGCCAGGGGCTTTTAATAAGCGTGGGATGATAGATTCTGGGTTGCATAAACGTGGTCGTGAGCGTCTTGAGGGTGCGCGTGAACTAGGCATGTATGGCTTGGGCGCGCAAATTGAAGAGGCTCGCAGACAGTTGGATAAGCAACGTTTGGCTTTGGAAGAACAGTTTGCTGGTGGGATGATTGACGATGAGATTGCTGGTGCTTTACGCAGGTTTGGTTTAGCTCAGTCTCTTAAAGGGCTGATCTGATGGCAGAAACATGGGCAGAACAGCAAGCTAGAATACGACAACAAGAGATAGATGATCTTTATTTAGGTGGGGAAAAAAGTACAACATGGGGACCATCGTGGGAAGAATTAGCGGCTTATAATCCTAATGAACCAAAATCTACTACAACTCCTGTAGATACAATAAACGATAGTAGAACTAATAATACAACGAAAGCTATGACAGAAGCTATTGTTGCTGCACTTCCTACACTTCCTCAAGGACCTGCTAGTAGGGGGTTCACTTCTAATAATCCTAATGTAGGTCCAAGTTATATAAAGAGAGGCGGTATTCCTTCTGGGAATCTTGCCGCTTCAGGTCTTGTTGGGGGTGCTGCTGGTCAAGCCATGGCAGATGCTTTTAATACTTATCAAGGCAGCAGTCCTGCTGCCCAGATAATTAACAATTCTATTTATGGTGGTGGGACTCCTTCTCAATATGGTCCTAATCCACAAATGCCTAAAGGTGGTACTCCACAATTCGATGACATGATCTCTGGAGCTAATAAACAATTCGGAGATATTTTTGGAATAGATGAAATTCCTTACAACCCTCCGTATCCTAAGACTCCTTTGCAACAATTTGAAGATGCTTTCGGTCACTTGTCTGATGATGAGTTAACTGCTTTCTTTGAAGGCAACATTGCAGATGGGGCTAAACCTGAAACTGAGACTCAGGCAGCAGAAACCGTTGTGGATGCTCTTACTGATGGTGCAGATCCAAAGGTAGATACAGGTGGAGATCCTGATGGTGGAGGCGGCTTAGGTGGTGGAGTTCCTGAAGATTTCTTTCCTCCTATAATTGCTGAAGATGAAATTCGCAAGATCCTCGATGAGCCTACTACCCCTGATTATGGACCTGAAATAGCAACAATGTTTAGCAAGTTACGTGACTCTGCTAATGCCAGAGCAGATGCTCGTACTAAGACTTTGACTGAGGCTGTTGGGCGTAGAGAATCTCAGATAACTAATATAGCTGATGCTTTAAGAACAAGTATCGGTACTTTAGAAGCTGACAGAGTTCTTCAAGCCGCTGGTATCACAGCTGAAACTATAGCTAGAGGTAACGCTTACAAGGATGCTACCGCTATGAGACAACAGCAGGCTAGAGCAGGTTTGGGTGAGCAGGTTACTGACGAGTATGAAGCTGTAGCTGAGTTGACTTCTGGTTTAGCTGGTAGTCAGGCTACTTCTTCTGCTGATGTTATGAACAGGTTAAACGCTGTGGCTAACATGCTTGGCGCTGAACGTGGAGCTTCTCCTGAGTTGATGTCCGCGGATGCTAAACAAATTTTGGGTGATGAAGAGTTCCGTATCGGTCAAGAGATAGCTACTAAGCTTTCTGATACTTTGGCTGATCTTGCTCCTGAAGAAGCGCAAGCTTTACTTCAGGAGAAGATGCGTCAAGGAGAGTTTGATACTGGTAAGCAGCAAGCTATTGCTCAGGCTTTGCTTGGTGATCTTACTAGAAGGGTTACTGCTACTGAATCTGCTTGGGAGCAGGCACGTTTAGAAGCACGTGAAGATGCTCGTTACGAGATTGAAGATCAGTTCAGAAGAGAAGAGATTGCAGCTCAAGATGCTGCAGCTGAAGCTGAAGCAGCTCAAGCAGCTACGACTGTTGGTCAGTTGAAATCTATGGGCTTCCAAGATGAGATTATTGGTCTAGCTTTACAGGCTAATGGTGCAGCTAAACAAGATGAAGGAGATTATGGTACTGCTTTGTCAGCTTATTTAGATACTTTCCAGCAGAATAGTATTGGTGGTCCGAATCCAATGTCGCAATTCCAGCGTTTTCAAGTTGAATCTGCGGCTAAGGCTATTCAAAGCATGGAGCAGCAAGCGCAAGCTATGGTTCAAGAAGGATGGCAACAATATGATTCTTCTGTTGATCCTTTACAACTTGGACAGTACGGACCAGGAGTAGGACCATCTCCTAATGCACAGATGGTATACGAAAATGGCAAATGGGTTCTCGCTAGTTAAAATGTTATGGCAACACCTCCACAAAAACCAACTAGAAGTGATCTAGCTAATTCATTAAAAAATATAAAGCCGTCTGTTCCTGACACTAAAACAAAAGGAATGGTTTCCTCTGCTTTAGGTATCACTCAACAACAATGGCAACCAGGGCAGCCTTTACCCAGTTTAAAACTAGGGCGCACTACTATTTCCCCTGTTCAACCTCGCGTGGAGTGGGCTAGAGAAAAATCTTTCAGAGCTGGACTCAGCGGATTTGAAAAAGCAATGATGGGATTCTCTGAAGGTCCTGTAATGAAAGCCTTAATGGGTGCCACTAAACCTTTAAGTAGTGTGGTTAGTGGAATAAAAGAAACTGTTGATTGGATTTCTGGTGATGGTTGGAGTGGTGCTGATTACAAACGACAAGTCGATGAAGGATATTTCTTCGGCGACTTGTTGCATGACTTCGACATTCTTCAAGGTGATGCTTGGTGGGAGAAGTGGGGTGCGCGTACTCTCGGTTTCGTAGGCGACGTAGCTCTCGATCCTCTTACTTACCTTGGTCTTGTTGGTAAAGGTGTTTCACTTGCGGGAGCGATTGTTAAAGGTGGTGGTCGTGAGATAGCTAAGAGTGCTGTGCGTCAGAATCTTATACGCAGTCTTGGTGATGATGGTGTTAGACAGTTGAAGGCTTTGCAGTTGACTGATTCTTTTGCTGATGATGTTCTTTTAAGAGCAGTTGATGATATTGCTGGCGGTACATCTAATGTTGTTAAGAGGGCAGCTGATGGCAGTATCACTATTGATTTAAGTAAGCATGGTGGTAAAGGTGGTAAAGGTTTTGTAGCCACTACAGGAACCACTCCTCCTCCTATGGGAGGATTAGTGACTCCTGTGACTGTTGGAGCTAGAAAACCACAGTCTTGGTCTGATGTGTTCACAATAACTATTGACGCTGACACGGTTGGCGATGTCAAAAAGTTAATGGACATGAACTTCAGCACTAAAGGAGCTACTGGTTTAGTTACTAAAGATTTACAGATGGCGGCACGCCATGTGTATGAAGGTGGCTTGGATCAGACTTTGAAGCGCAGCGGTGGTGATGCTTTGCAGGGTGCCACTAAAGGTTTTAAAGGTAATTGGTTTAAGGACATGAAAGAAGTTTCCAAACTGGATTTGCAGTTTGGTTTGAAAATACCTGGGACTGGTCCTATAGGTAAAATGATTTTTAAACATAATCTTCAACGCCCTGTGGGTATGAAGATGATGAGCGCTAGTACTCCTCTTGTTGGAACAATGGTACGTGGTGTGCCTCAAACATTTAGAAAAATGTTTTTCGGTTTAAAACATGGGGAAGCTGGTCTTATCGGTTGGATGAAACGTGGTGGTCGTTTACCTGAGTTGCGTAAAATGTTGCGTAGCGATTGGGGTAACAATCCTGTTAACCGTCATGCTGCTAGGCGTGTTCTTCATGCAGCAGGTCGTGGCGACGCTGCTGCACGTGTAACTAAACAAGAAATGATGAGGGTAGTTAAACCTTTCTTTGATGAAGTTAAAGCTGCTGGCGCTGATACAAGCCTTATTTATCATGCGTTGGCAGGTAGTGAAGAAGCAGCTCAAGCTATTGGTCAGGAGTTAACTGACAGTGGTATAAGAATGATGGCGCAGCTAAGAGAATTAGCTAACACTAGAGCTGGTTACGAATTTCTTGGTGAGTCATCTAATTATGTTCCACGTGTTCTTGGTCAAAAAGCTAGAGATTATTTAGAGAAAAAAGGCACAGGTCTTGTAGGCAAAAGATGGAAGAAACCATATGAACCTACTGGTTTTGAGAAAGCTCGTAAATATATTTCTCGTCAAGAGTATGACCAGATGGTTGCTGATGAAGGTTTAGACGCTGTACGCGCTAAAGGCGTTCAAGGTGATTTTATTGGTGAAGAACTGGTAGCACCAGGGACTGTGATGCCTGATGGTACTAAGGCTCCTGACATTGAACAGCAGATCGCAGACATCATGGATCGTATGGGTATTCAGTATGGTTTGTTTGATGACGACATAGCTGTATCTCTTCCTATTTATATTGATGCTGTTTCTAAAAGAACAGGTGAAGTTTTTACAGAGACTTTGTTACGTGACGAGGGAATACTGGTCGATCGAGTAGTTGAGTTTATTAAATACCCAAGTGTTCAAGTAACTGAAGGTTTAAGAAAAGTAGCTAAAGCTCAACAAACAATGATGAGAAGTGGCGCTCGTTTGCAACAGTTGTTGCGTAAACGAGCTGAAGATGCTGCACCTAATGAGTTTATGGATACTCAAATAGCTGAAGCGGAAGCTATTCTTGCTGATGCTGAAGCAAAATTTAGACATGCAAGACAAGAAGAAGCTACTTTAAATTCCAGAAGATTAGATTTAGAAACAAAACATGAAGAGTTAAAGCAAAGATTGATTGAAGCTTCTGACGAGCTTGCGCGTGTAAGAGCTACAAAAGCTGCGGCAGCTTTAGGTACTACTAAAGAAAAATTAGTTCAATTAAGTATTGAAGAACAAGATCTTGTTTCTCTTATGTATCGTTTGCTGGATGAAACAGGTGGTGCTAAAGCTGCTTATGATTCTGCTTTAAATGCTTCTGTAGGAATTGTCAAACTTGAGGACATGATCTTAGCCGAGTTTGGAAGTTCAGAAAAATTTAAACGATTCGTTGAAATTTTTGGAGACTATAACCAATCTCTTACACAAGGTGAAGAAGATGCAATTACTAATTACATAAGAAATGTTTTTGGTGAAGATGTTGACGAATTGCTTGCCGAAGTGCAAGCAATGGGGCAAGTAGAAATAGACAGACTTTTAGATGCGGGTCGTAAAATAGTTACAGAGTTGGATGATTCTGGTACAGGCAGCTGGATTGGTGTCACATTGGCACAAAACGATGAGTTACCTGCCAATAGTTTAAAACAAATAGAAGCAGCTCTAGATGTTCTACGCGATCAAGTTGTAAATAATGGTGAAGAGTTTGTTTGGTGGATGAAATTACTTGAAGATTTAAACCCCGACGCTTACAAAAAATTTAGAGATGAATCAGGTATGCGCACACAAGGTGTAGTTACCCCTGATGATCTTGTGCAAGCTAAAGCAAAAATCAATAAAGCTATAAACACAGATCAAATGGAATTTGCTATAGGCAATTACAAGAAACCGTCAATAACTCAGCTTGCTAAAACGGATCCTGAATTAAAAGAAGCTATACGAATTTGGTATGGTTCTGTACCCGCACGTGAACATGTTGCTTCCTCAATTATTACAGATGGCGACAATTTGGATAAATTGATTCATGCTGTACAAACTGAAATAGAAACTAATCTTAAAGTGCGTAGACATTTGCTTCAAAATGTACGCGATATAACTTTCTCTATTCCTCACAATGGGGAAGTAGTGCAAATAGGTTGGGATGATTACGTTAATTTAGTTACATATCGAGAACATTCAATTAACGCATTATACAAATCGCAAAACACAGCTGGTGTTCCTGCAAAATTTCCTAATGCAGATGATTTAGTTGATGGTCCGCATGAAGTAGTAATACTAGGAGTGGGTGGAGGCAATAGACAAAATACTAAAAGCGCTGATTTTATTTTTTCTGCTCAAAATCTTGGGTTGGATCCAAACACTGTAACGGATAGTGGTAGGAACTGGGTGACAAAAGCTTACACTCAGATGGTTGTATCTCCTCATGCTCCTAAAGGTGGTTCTAATGCAGGAGTTTTGATTAAAGTTCCTAGAACTGCTGCTGATCCTTTACACGGCGAAGGTTTTTATTATTACATTAAATCTTACACGGATGATAGTGGCTTTGATTTGCATGAAGCAAATGGTGTTCGTTTAGTTGGAGCTGATTCTGGAAGAGTACGAGCTTCTGGAGAAGTTGTTGCTAATGCTTTGTACAGGGCATTTGGGGATATGGGTGTAACACGCACAGGTACAGCCCCTGTGGGGTCTGTTAGCAGGATGAACTCAACTCGTTTAGGTTTAACAGCTCAAGGCGAGTACATGTTAACTACTGATTACATGGATAATGTAATCAGTTCTATCAACGCAAGCACCACAGGTGGTGTGGCTAATCAATCAAGAGTGAAATTAAAAAGTGGTGGCTACACACTTGCCTACAAAGTAAACAATACTTGGATGGGGCTTATAGATGGAGAACTTGTTGATGTCCAAAACTTAATTGATTTTTCTAATACAAGAAACATTGTTTCGGTAGATGAACTTATTCAAGAACAAATGTTGGTTGATATTATTACATCTAATTGGGATGCTCTTGGAAATGCGGGTGACAATATTGGTATCAATAATGTCACAGGAGAAGTAATTCGTTTAGATAATGGTGGATCTTTTCATTACAGCGCAATGGGTGGGTCTAAAGAAAGAACTTATGGTTGGGATTGGCGTGAAGTTTCTGAAATTGTAAATGAAGGTGGAGTGATAGGACAAGGAAGTTTCTTTGACACTGTTAATCCTAATATCAATACTGATCCTGCTAAGAAAACAAGTGTATATGCCAAGATAAGAGACAGACTTAATGCCCAAGATGGTGGTGGTTTTGAAGGGATGGTTGCCGACCAGCTTCAAAAATTATTACGCATACGTTCAAGAAATGGTGGATGGGATGGGTTTGTTGCTAATGCGTTAGGCACAGGTGATGAAGTTATTAACGCAGACGCTGCTTTATTAGCTGAGTTTCTTGAAGTTCGTACGCGCAAACTAGCTGAAGTATTTAATATCCCTGTTCCCGAAGGTGAAGAACTTGTATTGCAAGGGCTAGTGGAGGCAGGGTTAAAACCAGAAGATGCTCAACAGGCACTTCAAATAGGGTTTGATCCTGTTACTCAATCGTTTTCTGAGGCATTAGGTTTAAGACCTTGGCTTTCTTCTGCTGATGAGATTCTAAGGGATGGTGTGGACCAGCGTTCTCAATGGATTGTTGCATTAGTTGAAGGTCAAAGATCGGCAAGAAGGTGGGTTGCGAAAGCAGCTAAGAAAAAACCTTCAGAAGTTAAAGTAAATTCTTCATTTGAAGCAGCCACCTCTTCTGCAAATGTGGAAGTTAAGGGAGCTGCTGAACAGCAGCTTGAGTATCTTCCTTTCAGTGATAACTTTGACGAAGGTTTTTTATTCAAAGACGAAGTTGAAGATATATACGAGTTGAATGATATTCCTGATGAGGACTGGTCAGATCTTTTTGTTGAGGGAACAAGCTCAACGATTGACGATGATACCATTTTAGAAATTCCTAATTATGAAATAGATCCTGAAATTCCTATTAACGCTCAAATGATTGATGGGATCAATGATGAAAATGGAGACATACTTCAATACGCATTTGATGCTATAGATCATAATGCTGCAACAGCGGGTGAAACAAATGAATTTAAAGCTCAACTGTATGAATTTATTAGTGAAGTTGTTGATGAGCCAGATGTTTACAAAGCTCTTGCAACTGAAGATGATGACATTATTACAGAGGTAATGGAAGATTTAGCATTTGATGTATTTGAAGATGATGCTGATTTGCAGTTTTATTATGATTACATTCAGCCTGTTTTGGCAGACATGGGGCTTCTGTATAAGAAAGAAGCCTTGCATCCTTGGGAAAAAGTTAGAGGCGTAGCTTTAGATGAGGCTATAGAAAGAGCGCCTTTTGCTGCACGGAAAGATAAGTTCACTGTTCTTGTGTACGACAGGAACGGTAACGCTATTGCTCGCGTGCCTGTTGGATCTGACGAAGTGACTGGTGTTGCAGGAGATCTTGCTTCTTTTGAAGGAATGAATTTATTGGGTGCTGTTAAGCAAGCTGCGAGAGAACAGCTAGGTGGAGACATTGTATTGCATGGAGCGCTTAGTGATGACATAGTTAAATCAACAGCAGGGTTAGATGAAGAGTCTCATTATTTTATTGCCAAAATAATGGACAGCGGTGGAATTGAAGTTGGTGCCGATGGACCAAGGTCTTTAAGTAGAGACAATAGGCTTGTAGATAATGTGTTAAATGTTGTACATGGAACTTCAAACGCTTCAGGTGTAATGGATGCTTTTTCTACAGTAGGTACTTTAAGTTCTAAGTGGGTTGATACTGCTGGTCTTAATGGTTCTCCTTTGGCTCTCATTTATCATATGACTGGTAAAGGTAAAGCTTATTCAATGAGAATAAATATGTCTCAGAACGTGGCACGCAACGCAAAAATATATGGTGTTGCACCGCATACAAAAGGTTTGTACGGAGAGTCTTTATCTAAATGGAACGCTATAGATCCCACTAATCCTGTGCTTAAGGGAAATTTAGATGCTCCTAAGCAAGAGGTGTATCAGCTTGTTGATGAAGCAGTTGAAATGATTCAAGAAATACATGGGACTACTGAAGGTTTAATTAAAGATGCTTTAGGTACTTCAACTCACGAAGAGTGGATAACTGATTACGGCATGAATGACATGATATTAGATATGTGGCAAAAAGCTCACGATTCTGATGGCAGTTTTTTTGATGAAATTATAGACATGTTAAAAGGATACGAAGTTGGTGGTGTAACAGAAGTTTCTATTAAACAGGGTGTGGTTGTTTTTGATGGCATAAGAAATTTAACTAGAAACTTTGATTCATTTGCTGAGTTGTCATGGCGTGAAAGACTTACATTTTTAGGTTGGTTAAATACTAATCAAGGGATACCTAAAGCTACTGGTTTTCCTGAGACGATGGTTCAACGAACAAAAAAGTGGGCGCAAATTAGCTCGAACACACGTGTGTCAGACAGACAATTAGCGATGAATGATTTGTTGACTCTTGATGAAACAGAAATGGATGCTTTAGTTGCTGAGTTTTTAGCTGATGTGTCTCAGTCGGGTGCGCCTGATGGACAATACTTTGTTAATCGTATAGTAGCTGAGGCTGCGCCAGCAGTTAATGCTATTTCAAGTGTCAACCGATTAAATCATGCAGGTTATGGCGATACAAATATACTTTCTCAATGGCTTTCTGATACAAAAATTATAGCAGATGACTATGATCTTCCTGAAATAGCAACGTCAGTTAAAAAAGCACACACAAGTGCAGGTTCTTCTAAACGGAAACTTCTTTTAACTCAAGCTTTAACTGAAGGAAAGAAAGTTAAAAGTTTAGGTTCGGCTGCTGATTTAAATTTAGCTCCCGCAAGGTATAGACAATTAGTAAGACTGCAACAAAAATTTCGTGAAGTTTGGCGTAGAAGTTTAAGCGCTGAAGGTCACGATATAGCTCTTTGGTTAAATGCTAAAGATGCTTTTTCTAATAATGTTCCTGGTCATGATGCTTTTGGACAGTTCCTTAATCCAGCTCCTAATTATATGATTACTAATCCGAGAGCAATAGCTTACGATGTTATACCTAACTCTGTTACTCCAACATCTGTAAAAGGAAAAGTTGCTGGACAAATAGTTAGTGGTTCGGGTGAAGAAACATTATTAAACCCTGAGCTTTTTATTAAAGAATATGAAACGATGTTGGATGATCTTATAGAAACTCCCCCTGAGCCTGACATTGCAGACATTGATTTACTTCAACAAGTTCAAGAAAAACGAGCTGAGATTGTTAAAAGTATTTACAAAACTGAAGATAGTATTGCGCGAGCTGGTGCAAGGATAGATTCTTTTCATGCTAAAACAGATTTGTGGGCATTAGAAGCAGAAGAGACTGCGGCTAAGAAAGTTTTAGAAACTGCTCAAGCTGCTTCTATAGCTGCTCACATAAAAGCGCAACAGTTTATTAAAGCTGAACAGACACTTAATCGTTTAGGAGCTGGCGTTGATGCCAATGGAAATGAAATTCCAGCGGATCAACTGGCTGATGATCTTAGAAACTTACGGTTTGCTGTAGATATTTTGGGTGAAGCTGATGCTGAAGCTATGCGTATGACGGCTAATGCTTTAGAAGAAGGAGTAGTAGGTGCTGATGCTTTATCTACTTTGTCACCTGTAGGCGACGATAAATTCTTTTTCCCATTGACGCGTACACAAAACTTTGAGGAAGTAATGGAGAGTGTATGGCAGAGTGGGTTTAAACCTATTGGTTCACACACTCAAGGTCCGAAAGAGATTGTTGAAGCGATGACAGCTGTTACTAGGTTCAGATCACAAGGTGGATTTGGTGCTTTCTTAAAGCATTACGACAAGTTGCATAACTTACTTAAGGGTTACATGATCTTAAAACCTGGGTTCCATATGAGGAACTATTTCTCTGGTGTGTTTATGAACTATTTGCATGGTGTGGATATTTCTAGTTACCGTCAGTTCCAACGTGCTTATTGGAAGTTCCAGCATGATGAGGCTTTACGTATGGGGCTTGATAAACGAGCTGGTGATATTAAAAAAGCTATGGGTGTTCGTAAAATATGGGGCAAAGTTAGTGAAGATCATGTAGATATTATTCGTCAGATGAGTGAGGGTAATATACTCGGTGGTTCTCAAGGTCAGGTTGCTGGAGAGTTTGGTGTCAGTCCTATAGTGGGTGGTAGGCGTATCAATTTTTCTGCGATAAATCCTTTGGATTCACGCAACGCTCCTTTGCGTTTGTCACGCAACATTGGTGTTGGCACGGAAACTTTTATACGTGGAGTGATGGGCTTTGATGTGTTGAAAAAGGGAGGCATGGTTGATGAAGCTTTCGATACGGTTGTTAAGTTTCATTTCGATTACGATGACCTTTCAGATTTTGAACGCAGCTTTGTTAAGCGTTTAGTTCCTTTCTACACGTGGACTAAGAAGAATCTTCCTTTGATGTTGGAGCAGATAGGTAGGAATCCTGCGAAGATGACTGCGTATTTGAAAGCTAAGAAGGAAATAGAGAGAGGTCAAGAGAAGCCTGCGGTTATACCTGATTACTTTATTAGGCAGGGTGGTATTCTTCTC